ATCTACCAATAAACTTACGTTTAGTAGAGTTAGCATCTATAAGAGGAGTTCTGATTCTAAATTGGATAGGACCAACTTGATCAGTATAAGTATGCTCACTAATATTATACAATACTCCGTTGTCATTGTCAAGTGCATATGCTTCATTATTATAAGAAGTATAAAATACACCATCTAATATGGTTTCTTGGTTATTTACAAATGAAGTCCAGATAGACCATTGTTTAGACTTAATATCACAAACAAGTGTTAAATCATCATCTAATAAGTTAAGAACATAAAAGTAATGTCCTGATATCTTTAATGAGTAGGACCTTACATTCTGTAAAGAAGACTGATTTAATATTCTTTCTACAGAAACATCTGATATTTGTACAGGTCTAGTACCATCAAGCATAAGAACTGTTCTACCTGTATTACGTCCTACAGCTACCCATACAACTGTTTGTTGCATTTCTACTACTGAATTACCATTAGCACATCCAAACTCAATACGGAATGTAGGGTTAGGTAATAAAGGTGATCCTATTGGTTGAGCAGCATCATAGAAGAACTCTGTAGACCATTGACCAAAAGCTAATAAATAGTTAAAGTGTTTAGCTAAGGCTACACCTTTGTCTGGTTCTGCTTCTGCAGTAATGTAGTTTAATGCATCCCATTTAGTAGGATCATTAGGTTCACTATTCCAGATCTTACCATCTTCTGTCATAATGAAGACATAAGTATCAAAGTAAGCTGTACCAGGTACTATATTACCTGTAGGAAAGCCATTTAAAGTACAAGTAGCATAAGCTTGTGTACCTGCACCTCCAGGTGCTGCTATTGTAATTGTAGGAGCATTTAAGTAACCTGTACCTGCATTAGTAATAACAATATCTGTTACAATACCACCTGATATAGAAGAACTTCCTGTAGCTCTATTTCCTGCATAAGTTAATGTAGCAGTACCATCTACTTGTGATCCACTAGTAAATGTAGGAGCAGTAGATGCTGTAGTACCAGCTACTGTTACTGTATATAAGTTAGCTCCATAAGCTACTTGATCATTAAGATTGTAAGCAGTTGTTGCTTGCCACTCAGGACCAAATGTTACAGCAGGTGGAGATGCATATCCTGTACCACCTACAGTAATATTAATAAAAGCTACACCATCACTTCTAACTTGAGCTAGAGTGGTGCCATTATAGGTATAACCTTTATCACCCTTTTGAAAGAACAAATATCCATCATTAAGGGTATTAGTAAAATAGCAAGGAGTTGTAGTTCCTGTTAATGTTCCTACTGTAGTAGTAGTAGTTAGATCAGTACGATAAAGAGTATTGCTTAATACAGCATAAATTCTATTAGCATAAGTATATAAACCTTGTGCAGTACCTGTACCAAAATCTACACCTGAAGATGTATATCCAGGTCTTTTCTTTGCATACATAGTTCCATTATAGTCTTCTGCAAAACAGTTAACCATCTTAGAACCTTTGTCTGTGGTATCATTACGAAACTCTACCCCATAGTTCATTGGTAATCGTAAGGTTTCGGACATTATCTAAACCTTAATACTTGAGCTCTAATATCTGGTTGGAAGAATGTAGAAGCATATTCCACATCCCATGCCATTAATCGTTGCTTATAGTTTTCAGCTCTTTGAATAACACCTGCAAGTCTTTCTGTAGGAAGACCATAGTCAGCAGCTAATTCTGAAGCTAGACCCCAACGTAAACATTGAAACCATTCTGATGGAAAGTCAAATGTTTGATTAGCTGTAGTAATATCCTCAATAGGACGTTGAACAGTAATATGTAATTCATAAGTAGTTGATGTACTTGCATTAGGAGTTAAGAATACTTTAAGTTCTCCATATGTTGCATAAGGCCAATAGTACACAGAGTTTATTGTACCTGTGTTATACTTAGAACCTAGAATGTTATATTCTTGTTGTGAAAGAATAGACATAGGTAAGTCAATATACGTATTTAAAAGAGAGTCTACAGTAACAGTTGCTGGTGTTGTAAAGGTACCACCAGACATTGTTAAAACATCACCTACTGCATAATTGTTACCACCACTATTAGCAAGAAGAGCTTTAGTAACAACACCTCCAGTATAAGTTAAATTAAATTGTGCACCTGTACCAGATCCTCCAGTACATGATACTGGATTAGTAGCTTGTACTGTATAACCTGATCCACCTGAAAGTAAAGATACCTCTGCAACTTGATTAGTAGTATTAGATATATTTCTTAAGAAAGATTGAATAAGTCTTAAAGGTTTATTAGTATTTAAATCATATGTACTAGATGGTCCAATAGTATAAGATGTTTGGTTAGACTTTAAAGGAATAGTTAACTCAGTAACTGTCCATAGTTTAATGCCATCTGTCATCCAATCTTTAAGCATCATATTAAGAACCATACTTGCATTCTCAATAGCACTAGCCGTAGGTTGTGCACCTTCTTCAAGCACACCTAATAGACGTAAAGATGACTGTATAATGTCATTACGAGTTACGCTAAATGTTGTTGTACCTGAAGTAGCCATACTTATCCTTTATGTTTACCTAATAGTTTTTGTACTGTCTTTGTTTCGTAGATACGAATTAAAGTCCAAACAATTGTAAATAAAGCTGCAATAGCAGGTAGTACTTGCATTATAGTTCCTACAGCAGTAGCAATAGATGCACCATCAATAATATGTTTAGTAGCATCTGTTAAATGTTCGTGAGGCATTATAAATCCTTGGGTTCCCAGCCATAGATATCGGCTATTTGATATGTTAGTTTATAGAAGTTTTTGTTATGAAGCTCATATCTTTTACCCTGAAGGTATAAAATAAGATGCACCATTTCATGTGCCATTGTTTTCTCTAGGGTTTGTAGTTGACTCATCTTAGCTGAACTAATTGTAATACAGTGTGGTTCAGGTTGATATTGACCGTACATGGACGGATCATCTACTACTAAAAATTCTATCTCGGAAGGTCTTGGTAACTTAAACTTGTTGAAGGGTGGCAGATTACATAACATCCTATAAACTGCTTTACACGACTCAACTGTAATTAAGTTCATAGCATCAGTATGGTCTAGTACCAGCTTTATCTATAATTAGTACTTGTTTGCGTGGTTTGTCTGCAAACTTATTAGGTATGGATATATGTACCCATGAATCAAACTCTCGAATAAGTTGATCATACTCAAGGTTTGTTTTAATAATCTCTTTAACAATGTTATCAGGTGTTAAGCCTGGCACTTTAATATCAGCAGCACAACCAATACAATGTTGTGATGTAGGTTTACTACCTATTGCAGTATTAACTTCTGGTGATCTGTAAGCAGAGTTAACCATAATAGGTCTACCTAGTACTCTACGAATCTCTTCTAGAAACTTAGCTAGTCTAACAAGATTAGCTTTAGCATCTGCATTAGGAGTATTGTCTAAACCTTTACGTTCAGCCATCTCACTATGAGTTAATTCCTCTAGTGTAAAGTTAGGAGTTAACTTCATTTCTTTTTAATATAGAATAGGCTACGCTCACCAAACAAATAGAATCCTACTGCACTAGCAAAGTTATCTACCTCAGGAGTTGCTATACCAGCTACATGCATATATACCCATGTAGAAAGCACAAGAAGGCCTATTAGAGGCCTCATCAATCTAACAATAGCTTCTACCCAAGGGTATGAAGAATTACCTGCCCCAGCGTCATTCATGACCTTAAAGAACTCTAAGTCAATGGTCTTCATCTGAGCATACTGTTCTATGGTAGCAGGTTTAAATACATCAGGTGCAACAAACTTATTAATAAGAGACTTACCTAAGTCCATAGCTACTGGTAAGAATGCAGATAAGATTGTTATTGGATCCATGCTATGCGTCCGCTGGTTCTGGCGTATTGCCTTCTTCAAAGGCTCTATCTAAAGACCATTTGTATCTAACAATTCTACTTCTTAGTTTGTCATAATTCATATTTAGTTCCTTTGACCATTGTGCTATTGTTTGTTTTTTACCTTGCCATTCTACAAAAACATTAGCTCTTGTATTATTAGCTTGTTGTTCTCTTGTAGCCCAACGACAATTAGATTTCTCATAATTGCCATTAACATCAATTCTATCTAAACTCATTCCTTCTGGAGCTTCCCCCATATCAAGATAAAAGTTTTCAAAACTATCCCATCTTTTATCATAAGTAATTCCACGAGAAGAATAGTCTTGATTTATCCTATTACATCTATTCCTCATGGCTCCCCACATAGCATAAGTCTTTGTGTTTGTTTTGCCATGAGTAGTATTAGCCTTAGCTATTCGTTCTTTATGTTCACATCCACAAGAGTTAATCTTACCTTGCACCATATCAGATGCTTTAATCTCTTTTTGTTTGCCACATTTACACTGGCAAATCCACCAAGCACCATTACCTTTTGATCTTCCTAATTTCAGTATGGTTAAACTACCAAACTGAAATCCAGTTAAATCACTTAGAGGTTTGCCCACTAGGCACTTCCTCGTCTGGACTATAAACCTTACCACCTTCTTCTTTATACTTTAGATAGGCTTGGTAGTCTGTGTTAGCTGGGTCAAATGGGATAGAAAGAATATAACCATTGCCAATAAAATTAACTACATCTACAATATTAGTCATTGGATTTTTAATTAATTTATACATATTATAACTCCGCTTGAAGTGCAATAAATGCAGAAGCACTATTAGTAAATGTCATTCCAGCGTTTCCTCCTGTTCCAGACATTTCTGTATTATTATACATTGAAGTGCAGTTTGTTTGTGGTCTAGTTATTGTTAAAGAATTAAAACTATCAGTTCCACCATTTCTATCAAAAGAATAATAATTTGTTCCTGAAGTAGCACTAAGAGTTGGAGTTGTTCGCATTGTTACAGGAAAATGAATTGAACAGGCAAAATTAGATGCGTCATACATCCAACCTGTTCCTATGAATTGAGCTGTTC